TCATTGCTTCGGCTCCCTGGCCCGTTCCGCGTCGACCTCGCGGAGAGCCGCGGCGAATCCCTCGTCGCTCTCCGCGGCCATGGCGGCCAGCCTGCCGCGCTGCTGGATGGGCCAGTCAACGGCATCCAAGGCAAGATTCACGAGCCTGTAGCGGATGGCCCGCTGCTCGTCGTTCAACTGCCCCCGGAAGGCTTCGAACACGCCGGCCTCGCCCGAGAGCACACGGGCTCGCGGCAACCCCGGCGCGCCGACCTCTGGCCGGACGACATGGCCTGCGCTGATGAGCAAATGAGCAGTGTCCCGGCGACCTACGCGCCGTCCCTCCATCAGATCGCCGGCACGCGTCATGAGCGCATCGCCCAGAGCACCGAGGGTCAAGTAGCGGTATGGATTGGGTGGGTCGGGGCGGGCCATGGCGCCAGGATAGCGCCGGCCGTCTCAGGGACTGCGACCGTTCGGCCGATGGTGGACTTGCTCAGGGTCCGCGCGGTTGAGCGGCCTAGGGCCCGCGCTCGGCAGGGATAGAGTCGCCTAGGCGGCTGGTGGCCGCAGTCGGCGCATTGCGCGCCGAGGCGTAGGAAAAGTCTGATTCGGCCGTCAGCGGATCGGCACGCTTGCGGCGCCGTCGGGGAGGCCCGGCTCTTGCGGCCAGGTGACGGTATCGGGGAAGCCAGGGGCATTCGGCAGGTCCCGCAGTGCCTGGCGGTACGTGGCCCACTGGGTGCGCTGCGCGACGGTGATCGGCGCATCCGTGACCTGGGTCCAGTCCGAGTTGCGCAGGATGCGGTTGCGGCGGGCGCGCAGGAATCCGCCCCTCGCAACACGCTGGACGAGCGGCGGCAGCGCCAGCACGACGGTTTCGCCCGCCTGTGCGTCCTCTGGGCGCGAGATCGCGCGGTAGCCGGTGGCGGTGATCGCGTACATGGTCAGCGCTCGTAGTGGTAGCCGGTGGCGTCGATGTAGGTGCCGAGCGGCGACGGCACCGCGAGGAATGCGTAGGTCATCTCCTGCGAGGTATTGACCGGGTGGGTCAGGAAGACCTGGTCGCCGGGGTTGAACGTAAACATGCTCGCCGAACCGTCGCTGGTGCCTGTCTGCAGGCCAGCGGCCGACGACAGGTTGAACACGCGCAGCAGGACCGCGCGGGCGGTGACTGGTGCGATCGCTGCGGCGCTGACCGCGGTGGTCGTGGTCGCCGTGCCGTTCGCGACCAGGCGGAACGGCGCGGCGTCGAGCTGCTCGCGGTAGAGGACGAGGTCGCCGACTTGGAGGAAGTTGAAGATGTTCCCAGCCCCATCGGTGCGCAGGCTGCCCAGGTAGCGACGGGAGGTGTCGCCTGTCTTGCTGCGGGCGGTGCCGTCGTAGGGCGCGGCCGGCGCCGTGGTCGAGAACTCCAGCGTCGGGGTACCGGAGCTGAGGTACAGGTAGACGTGGTGCCAGGTGGTCGCGGCCAGCGCCAGGCCGGACGCGACCAGCGCACTCGGGACTTCGATCACCCTCCCTTCACCCTCGAGGTAGGCGGCGCCGGACGCCACGGTGACGCCGGTGGTGCTGTCCCAGGCCACGCCCAGCCCGAGGATCTGCCCCTTCGGCGCGACCAGGTCATCGAGCTTGTCGACCTGCGCGTTCGTCAGGTGGTTGTACTCGCCGGCGGTGCCGCCCTGGAGCCCGGTCGTGCTGTTGTGCGTGATGGCCGCGCTGCTGACGGCCGTCTGCCCGGCGGCAGTGAGCCGGCCCTTACCGTCGACGGTGAACGTCGCGATCTGGCTGGCGCTGCCGTAGCTGCCGGCGGCGACCGCGGTGTTCGTCAGGTCGGCAGTGAGCGAAGGCGTGGCGTCGACGTAGGCCAGGGTGACGTTCGCCGAGTTCGCGGCCATGGCGCCAGTGGCGTCCTGCGCGCGCTCGGTCGTGAAGTACAGGTTGCCGGCGCCCTCGGCGAGGTCGTCGGTCGTCGCGACCGACGTGCCGGTCTTGCGGCCCTTCGCGTCGAACTGCGTGCGCTGCAGCGTGCCGCCGCCGGCGTCGGCGACGTCGGCCAGGCCGAACGTGCTCACGCCATCGCCGCCGACCGCCTTGGTCAGCTGGCCGGCCGCGACCGCGACCGCGTCCGCGATCGGGAACCAGCCCTTCGCGCCGGCGCCGTTGGTGCCGTAGGCCGTCGTGTTGCCGGGCGCGGCCGCGTCGTTCTGGAGGCGCAGCTGCACCACCCCTCCGGCCAGGGTGCCGATCGAGACGATCGAGACGATGCCTTGTACCTGGGTGGTGGTCGGCAGGAAGGTGCCGCCCCCACCGGTGCTGCCGTCGACCAGTTCGCGCACGACGCGGTCGAGCGACGACAGCCACAGGTAGAACGGCGCGGTAGCTTGGTCGCCCTGGCCGACGAAGGCCTGGCCCTGCTTCGGGATCGGCGACAGAGCCATGCGTTACGGCGCCGGACCGATCGCGAACCAGGTGAACGGGATGGGGTTGGTGATGTTGCCCCACTCGTTGAAGTCGGCGCAGGCGGTCGCGCCGGTGGTCGTCCGGTTGGTCACCGAGAACGCGGGGATGCCGCCGGCAGCAGCGACGCCGGAGCCGCCGTTGTAGGACATGGCGACGTGGTAGGGCGCGCCGCCGAAGGCCGTCGGGAAGTTGAAGGCCTTGTTGGTGACGTAGGTGCCAGACGCCGGCATGGAATCGGTGCCGTACTGCAACAGCACGTTACCGAGCTGGATGCGGCCGGTGCCGGGCGTGACGCCGCTCGCCGGCAGGTCCTGCCAAATGAACACGCTGCCGTCGGTGCCGAGGACCTTGCCGTTCGAACCGGTCGGGTCCGGAACCTGGTTGATCAGCTGCCAGATCAGGTTCGCGCCGTCGTTGGTCAGGAACGCGCTGGCGATCAGGGCCGGGATCGCCGCGCCCGTGCTTGCGGCCGGGTCGTCGACGTCGTCGACCTCCTTTACGAGCGCACCGTTCACGTCATAGAGCCGCACGCGATAACTGCCCGACCCCCAGCTGTCGGCCGTCTGTCGCCCGGCCGAGTCGAGTTGGACGGTCGACCCGTTGTCGATGGTGAGATCCTTGTCGGCATACACCGATTTGGGGTCGGTGGTGCCAGCCAGGTAGAACTCCAGACGGCCGCCAGCGGCGACGCGACCGAGTTGGTCCAGGTTGGCGACGAGCGGATCCGTGACCCTGTAGGCCATCTGTTAACCTCCAAAAGCGAAGCCCCGCGACGGGGCGCGGGGCTTGAAATGGACGACCCGAAGATTTGGGCCATGGCGTTGACGCCGATCCTTGGACCGGCGATCTGGTGGCTGTTGCTGTTCCCCGGAAAACGCGCGTACCGCCTACTTTGGCGGCGCCTTCCGGACGGGCGGCTTCGGCGGCTCCTGCTTACCGACCTGCGATCCTCGAGCAACGGCGGGCAGCAGTACCGGAGCCGTGCGAGCCAGGCGCGCGAGCCCCTGCAGCGGCTGACCCGCGCCCGATAGCAGGTAGTTCGCGAACTGCGGGCTGTTCAAGCCGCGGCCCGCGGCGGCAGCAAAAGGCAATGCGGCGATCGCGGCCGGCGCGCCGCCCAACGGGACAGCGCCGCCGGTCATCAAGCCACCGGTGAACACTCGACCCGCAGTGCCGGAATCCGGAATCGGGTCTTTGAGCAGGACTTGGCCGATCTGGGCCAGCTCGCGCATTTCCTTGGTCGCCTTCGGGCCGCGCTGGTTGACTGCAGCCCAAACGCTGGACGGCTTGACATCGCCGCCTGCGCCGGCCACCTGGCGCAGTAGCTTTTCCGCGACCTTGAAGTTGTTGTACTGCTGGTCCAGCGCTGCGAGTGCGCGCGCCTTAACAGGGCTGAGCGATTCTGCCGCGTCGCCCATCAATTCGCGGCGCAGCTCCGCCACGTAGCGCCCGACGTCCGTACCAGGCTTGACGCCGCCGAGCGTCGAACGCAACGACTGATACTTGCGGCCCGACATCGCACCGTCGCCGAGGTCGTCGAGGATGCGATCCAGCTGGTTCGAGACGATTTTCGCCTCGTCAGCGGTCAGGTTCTTGGCCGCGTCGGCCTCAATTGCCGCCATGCGCCGCAGAGTATCGGGACGGGCCACGACCTCGACGTCGTCGAAGATCTTGCCATAGCCATCGTTGAAGCGGTTCTTGGCGCCGGCGATCACGTCGTCACCCAGGCTGTCCGCGTCCATGCCGAAGGTGCGTGCGATCGCGCGGTTAAACGCCGCCTGCTGGTTCTTTGCGGCCTTGCCGGCGCCCGAGAACGGCACGTACTTCGCGAACGAAGCTGCGGTCTTCGCCGGAATCGAGTCCAGCAGCTGAGACAGGTGCAGCGGGATGCCGGCGGCCTGCGCGCGTTCGGCCAGCTGACGCTTAAGCGGGTCGATCGCATCGCGCGCACCACGCGCAAGGCGACCGAGCGAGCTACCGACGACCTGACCGCCAGCACCAGCGGCTGCGCCGATCGCCGCATTGCCGGCGCGGCTTTCGCCGGTCGCGACCGGCTGCGCCGCGGAGAACGCTCCGCCGCGGGCCGCGGCCTGGCCCAGCACCGCCAGTCGGCTACCGGCACCGAAGGCTCGCCCCACGCCGGCTCCAGGAATGGCAGCCTGCGCGACTTGCCCGGCAATGTTGCCGCCGATGCCGGCGCCGGTCTGCATCAGCGGTCGATCGATCCGCGAGGCTTCGTCGATGCCCTGCTGCTGAGCCGCGCCACTGGCGGCGATCGGCTGCAGGATCTGGTCCCGCGCGAAACCCGCAGCTGCAGGCAGACCGGCACGATCCAGAAGCTGCGCGCCGGCGGCGACCTGGCTGCCCGCGCTGTTGGTCGTGAGCTGGCGCACGCCGCGGAGGGTGTCGACGAAGGCCTTGGCAAAGCCGGCGCGGCCGCGGTCGACCTGGGAGGTGCTGTCGATGGCGCTGTACTGGTTCGGATCGATGCCGGCGGCTGCGTACCGCTGCTCCATCGTCATGCCGGAGCGATCGCGGCGCAGCGGCTCCGTCGAGTCCATCGTGGAGCGGACATCGATTCCGCTGAAATCGGCTACGACTGGCTCTCCGTCCCAGTCGTTGATGGGTTGTTCGAGTTCGAAGCCTGGCGGCAGGGGGGGCGCTGATCCGGCGCCGGCATACAGCTTCGCCTGCTGCTCGTGAAGGCTCTGCGCGTACGCAGTAGCGGCATCAGGCGTGGAGAACTTGCCGAGATGACGACCGGTCCGCCGGTACACGTCGACCGCTTCGTCTTCGGACAGAATCCGGCCGTCGTCGCTGACCGTCGGAATCAACACCTCTTCGCCGTCGAAATTCGCGGACATCGACCGTACGGTCGAAATGGTGCCGTCCTGATTGCGCACGACAGGTCGGCGGCCAAGATCGATGTTTCCCGGCGCCAACTGGCCAGACGGCGCCTGACGCTGCGACGCGGAATCGAGCACGAATCCAGGCGGAAGCGGAGGTGTGCTCATCGGACGGGCACCCATTGGCCGTTGCGCAGCTCGATGACCTCTCCGGTCTGAGGATTGCGCGCGCGTGCCGCGGCGGACTGTTGAGCCTGCTGAGCTTGCGGTGCTGCCTGGTTCGGCTGTGCGCCAGGAGCGGCGCGACCGGCGCGCTGGCGGAGCGCGGCGATGTAGACCGGGATTGCGGCCAGCTTCTGCTGCTTCACCGCATCCGAGTCGCCGCGCTGGGGGGTCAGCTCGCGCACCTTCTGCGTCGCCTCGTCGCGCGTGATGCCGGCGCCCGTGGCTGCGCGCAGCAAAGCCTCGGAAAGCGATGACGCGGCCTGCACATATCGCTGGCGCGAGTCGCTGCGCGAGCGGTTGGCGACCTCGTCCCAGGGTACGTAGCTCTCGATGAAGCCAGGATCGTCGGCGGATTCGTCGGATTGCAGGATGGTCGCCATGTTCCGGTAGGAGTTCTCGGCCTGGGCCAGCCACGCGGCCGCCTTGCGCTCGTCCTCGCTGGCCGCGGCACCGGCCGGCTTCGGACCGCCCGGGATAGGCTCAAGCGTGCCGTCCGGCTTGAATCGGAATCCGGCAGGGGCGTTGCCGAGAGACCGCTGATAAGCGGCCAGTCGCGCAGCCTCAGCGGCACGCTGTTCGGCGCTGTTTGCTCGCTGGTTGGCCTCCTCGGCCAGCAGTAGACGTTGCTGCTCAGCCGGTGCAATCGCCGGGCGAGCAGCGGCAGATCCGGTTCCAAGTGCAGGCACCATGGAAGGCGCCGTGGAGCCTCCGACGGGCATGTCGAACGCTTCGCCACGCGCGGACGCCTGCATGGCGCGCTGAGCGATCGCCTGCTCCTCCGGCGGGATCTGCGACCCATCGTCGGTGACATATCGTACGTTCTGCATACCCGGCTGCGCCTGCGGCATTGCCCCAGCGTCCACCGCCGGGCGAATCGTGCCCGTGCGAGGATCGAAGGCGCCCGGGGCAATGCCCGGCTGATCGCGGAGCTGTAGGCGATTCTCAGCAGCTCCGAGGACGCGCTGCGTTCCATCGCGCATGATCGCGACGCGCTCGCCGGCCTGGTTGATGTACGTCGACTGCACGTTGCCGGCGCTATCGGGGGACCAAGCCGACACGAGCTGCTCAGCGAGCTGACCGACCTCGGGCGTGTAGTTCTCGGGAGTCGCTCCGAGGCCCAGCCGCTGGAGTTCGGGCCGCAATCGCTGGTAGACGCCTTCGCGATAGTCTTCCGGCGCGCCCGTCAACAGCTTCGCCATATTGACGAGCTGCTTATTGCGGCGGTCGTCGTCGGACTCGAGCGCGCGGCCGAGCGCCATGCCGGAGTTCGCATCGGTCGCGATCGCGTCCTGCAGCACCTGGCGGCGCTGCTCCGGCGCGGCGCCGTAGGCCTGACTCGCGAGGCGATTGAGCCGGCTTTCCTTGCCCATCGCGCGGCCGCGGTCGGCCTGCTGCTGCATGTGTTCCAGTCCCGCCAGGAGGTTCGTCGCCACGTCAGCCGCCCCTATTCGCTTGCCACTGATTGAGCCCGCTGCTCAGCAGGCCGCCGAGCCCGAAGGCCAGCTGGGAATTGGTGTCGGCGCGGTTCTGGAAGGACGACGCACGCGCCTGTCCGGTGTTCTGGAGCAGGTTGCCGATGTTCGTAGCGCTGGTCTGGCCGAACGACCCCAGTTGCGTTGCCGTGCCCTGCCCGGTGTTCGAGAGACCGGCGAGCTTCGAGTAGTACTTGTCGCCGTACTGGCTCGCGAGGCCCTGCCCGAGCGCGATGCGGTCAGCGTCGGCGCCGCCGGAGTAGAGCGCGCCGCGCGCCGCGGCCCCCCGGTCGAGTCCCTTGAAGCCCTGGTCGACGGCAAACCTATAGTCCGCCGAGTTCTCGAAGCCGCTGGAGTCGCCATTGAGGTAGCGCTGCTGCATGTCCAGCGCATTCGTGCCGGCGTTGAGCCAGGGCTGCATGTCGCCCCGGGTGATGTCGAATTGCCGGCGCTGCTCGCCGATCGCGGCGTTGTTGGCGTCGCGGGTCGCGTTGGCAGCGCCCTGCGCGCCCTTCTTCGCCTGGTTCGCGGCATAGACGGTCGTGCCTGCGGCGATGACGGCTCCGGTGACTACGGCCATGGTCAGAGCACCTTCGTGTAGGAAGTTTCGGAGTGGGCATAGCCGAGGCGCTCGTAGAGCGCGGCGGCCTGCGGAGGGCTGGTGGACAGATGGACCATCTGCGCGGCGTGGCAGCCGGCGGCGCGGCATGCGGGCTCCACGGCGGCGAGCAGTGCCTTGCCGGCGCCGGCGCCCTGGGCGTCCGGATTGACCCACCACATGACCTCGTAGGCCGCGCAGCGGTCGCGGTTGAACATGAAGGGGGCGACGAACAGCCCGACCATGCCGATGACCTCGCCGGCGTCGTTTTCGGCGAGCAGCACGATCCCGCGGTCGATCAGCGTGTGTGCCAGCTCGGCAACGGTCTCAGGACAGAACGCCGCGAAGGTCCGGTAGGTCGTCGTGGCGTAGAACCGTTCGCTCATGGCGACGATGGCCGGAATGTCGGCCGTGGTGGCGTTGCGGATGGGCATGCGAACCTCAGGAGAAGAACGCGACGGCGATCAGTCGGCCGTCGGCATAGCCGTCGCCGAACGCGGCGAAGGGATAACGGGAGTGGAAAAGCGCGGACTCGTAGATGAGCGCGCGGTTGAACTTGACCGGGACCAGTTCCTCGCGGTCCCACTTCGACTCGTCGTCCCAGTCGCCTCGGATCTGCTCGAACAGGTCGACGTCGCCGGGCTCGATGCGGTGCGCGCCGGAAGCGCGGTGGCGCCAGAAGGCCGTTCCGCCCTCGCCTTCGCACAGGAACAGCACGAGCGCGTGCGTGCCCCACCCCATGTCGGAGTGGATCGCCGCATTCGGCAGCTCGCCGGCGAAGTTCAGCCGGAAGCCCATGCCGTGCATGGCCACCGAGCGACCCATCGCGACCTCAACGCGGTCCTGCAGCCCGGGAATTTCGGTCAGGCAGACGCGGCGGTAAACCTCGCCATCCGGGCCGGGCCAATCTACGAAAGGCGCCGCCAAGCCGGCCGCGCGCACCGCGCCGCCGTCGGGCATGAAATCGTCGACGACCAAAATGCTGCGCTCGCTCATGCCTGGCAGACCTCGGGCATCCACGAGGCGGCGATCAGGTCGCGTTTAGCGGGGCTGGCCACTTCGATATCCCAGACCCGCTGCATCGTCTGGCCCAGGCGGCGCATTTCGACCTGCTGGCGGTACGCGCCGGCGGCGCCGATCGACAGCACGCGAGCGTCGCTGAAGTTGTGGCCGCCGTCGTCGCTGTAGCGGACGCTGCAGAAGTGATCGGCGTTGCCGACTCCGCTGCGCCCGACGTCGAACACCAGCTTGGCCGCGGCAACGACGATCCGATTGCCTTCGGCGTGCGCGACCGCAGTCCGGCGGCGGGACACGAGCGGCGCGCCGTCTTCGCTCATCACCTCCCAGTCGAGGCGGTAGATCTTGCCGTTCGAGTAGTCGCCGCCGTACCAGTCGCCGTTCCAGCGGGTCAGCGTGTTGAGCCGCCAGCGCGCCAGGCCGTAACTCTCCCAGCGGGTCCATTCGCCCGACGAGACGTCGTAGCCGAAGGTCTGGCCGTCCTGGAAGGTCAGGAGGAAGACCTTGTGGCTGCGGTCCTCCCAGACCGTGGCGAAGGCCTTGGCGAAATCGAGCTTCGCAATAACCTGCTCGATTGGGTCCGTGCTGATCCGCACCGGCTGGTAGCCGTTGAGGCGGTACACGATCCCGTCGTGGCCTAGCCAGAAGGCGCTGTTGTCGAGTCGGCCGACCGCGAACGGAGCCGCGCACCCGACCTCCATTTCGGTGCCGTCGATGCGCTGGAACGTGCCTGTGGTGGCCCCGGTGTTGCGGAAGAACTCTCCCGTGCGCTGGCCCAGCACCAGCACCTCGCGGTGCGACACGATCAGCGTGACGATCTTGTCCGGCTGCGACTCGGCTTCGGACCGGTCCAGGGTGTTGTAAGAGCCGCCGGCGGCCAGGTCAGACCAGCCCCAGAAGCGGCCCTGCGGCTCCACGAAGACGATGTAGCCGTCGACGAAGCCAACCACGCGCGCGCCAGGGAAGCCGCTGTCGGTGATCTTGCCGAAGGTGTTCGTCGCGGTGTTGTAGAGGTAGCCAGCGTCGCCGTTGGCGAACACGACCTCGTTCCCGCCGGTGATCTGGTTGTGCGCGATCGAGACCCGCGCCACCCCGGGAAGCGTGCCGACCTCGGTTGCCGTCGCATCGAGATTGATCCGGTAGACCTTGTTCCCGACGACCGAGAAGAACTTGCCCTCGGCGTCGTGCGCGCCGCGAACCGGCGCGGCCTGAGGCGTGACGACATGCACCAGCCCCGGCCGGCCGCGGAGCATCCAATCCGCGCGCGCCCCAGGCCGTTCAGCTCGCACCGGAAGCCAGTTAACCGTGTCCTGGCACGCGAACGGCCTGGCGTCGTCGGTGAACGCGCCGCCGACGACGGGAATGGGCTGCCAGGTCATCAGTAGTACTCGGACTTGACCGTGCCGCCGACGTACGGCGCGGCGCGCAGACGGCGCAGGCGCCGCATTCCGCGCTCAGTTCCGGCATCGATCTGGTCCTGGCGCTGCGAAACGCCGAAATCGAGCACAAGCGGCTGCGCTGCAATGAACGACAGCGGGATCATGTAGGGCGACGGAAGCGCGTCGGTGTCGACGTCGAACGGGATCAGACCGTCCGTGTACAGCTCCTCGAGCACGTTCTGGATCGAGTCGTCGACGAGTTTGGCGTCCGCAGCCGTAGGCGCGACGTTCGGGTCATAGACGCCGAGGCGCCCCAGGACCTGATTGCGCAGCTCAGCCCTGGTGAACGTGGCCACGGCTCACCACGAAGCAGGGGTGATCCTGCAGTTTCGTCCAGACCGCCTCGCTGACCTCGACGTCGACACCGTTCGGGAAGCGGTATCCGCGGAAGGTCACCTCGTCGCGGTCGTCGACGTACGCGGCCAGGAATGCGGTCGGCGCGGGCTGACCGGCGGCCGGTACGACCGCGGCTTCCGGTTCCGGCGGCGTATCGGTGACGGCAGGCGTGCTGCTGTCGGTGTTCGCCGATTCCGGCGCGTTCTCGGCCGGCGTGGCGGTGGTCGTCGTAGCGGCCTCGGTGTTCGAGGTCTCCGCTTCGGACTTGGGCTTCTTGGACACGTTGATTGCTCCCAAAAGAAAGGGCGGGCAGCTCACGCCACCCGCCCTTGTTGACTCCGCGCTGGCGCGCGGTGCTGTTCGCTTACGCGTCGGCCGCGGCCGCCACGAAGCCGGTCACCACCGCCCAGTCCTTGGAGTTGGCGCTGTCCTGATCCCACAGGATCTTTTCGACGCCGCGGATCTCCATGAAGCCGACGCCGTGCTTGAAGCCGTAGTCGTCTTCCTTGCGGGTCGTGGCCTTCGTGGTCTGCGCCCACACCACGCCGAGCGCCTGCGCACCGCACAGGTACACCGGCGAGATCAGCGCGCCGGCATCGCCGACGGCGCCAAGGTCGGGGATTTCCGGGATCTCGCGGATGACAACGCCATCCCAGTACAGCGAGGTGGTGCCGGTGAACAGCGGGTTGGTCTTCGCACGCTCGCGGGCCTGCTCGTGCACCGTGGCCATGTCGGCCTTCAGGTCGCGGTAGGCTCGGGTACCCGCGAAGATGACGTAGGTCTCCTCGTCCTCGCCGTAGGTGTACGGCCGGATGCCGTCGCCGTTGACCGTCTTGGCGTCCTGGGCAATGCGCTTCAGCTTCGACACCATCGCGCGGTTGAAGGTCTCGGCCGCGGTGATCGCGAGGATCGAGGCCGAGTTGTCTCCGGCGACCCGGTTGCCGATGTCGGCGCCGTACAGGATGCGATCGGCGTTGTCGGTGTTCCAGTCGTCGCGCTGGGCCTCGGTGGCCGTGGCGTAGACGATGCCGCGGATCGAACCGAGGGCGTTGATGATCGCGGTGCGCAGGTAGCGCATCGCCAGCGCCTTCAGCGAAACACGACCGGCATTGAGGATGTCGATCGGGGAGGCTTGTTCCTCCTCCACGTTGACTACCACGGCATCACGGACGACGCCCACCTTGATCTGGTGGCCTTCGTTCGGTAGCGCCTTTTCGTTGCCGACCAGCGTGGTCGAGCCGGTGTTCGGACCGCCGGTGTCGTCCAGAGCGCCGATCAGCGGGATCGTGATCGCGTCGCCCTTCTTCTTGGTCAGGTCGTTCTTGACCTGGATGATGCTGTTTTCGTCGCTACCCATGTAGCGCTTGAAGCGGTTGGCGCGCACGTACTCTTTGAAGAAGTCGCGCGACCACTGCTTGACCCTGTTCGATAGGGAAATCGTGGTGTCGGTCATGGCTTGTGCCCCTTAAGGCTTGAAGATTTCGTCGAAAACGGATTCCGGAGGCAGCGGGACATCACCCTTCGCACTCCGGGTGTTGGTCAGGTCGGGCGGCAGCTCGTCGGCGACTTTCTTGCGCGCGGCATCCTTGTCGGCAGCTTCTTTCTCCAGCTGCTGGCGGACTTCGGCCTCCACCTTCGCGCGGTAGCCGGCCGGGTCCTCAAGCAGCTGGCGCGTCTCGCGCAGTTGCTTGCCCAGCTTGTAGGCCGCCAACGCGGGGTTGGGACTGCCAAAGATCGAGGCGGTGATCGCCGGATTGCTCTTGGCGTGCTCCTCGACTTCCTTGAACACCTCGTCGTAGTCCGGATGCGTCTCGCGGACCAACGCTTCCAGAGCGGCGTACAGCCGATCGTTCGCGCTGGCTTCCACGGTCTGCACCACGTGCCGAACGTGCTGCTCCGGGTCCTGGAAGAAGCTCGGCACTTCTGCCGGCTGCTGTTGACCTTTCCGCAGCGCTTCCAGCTCGCGCTCGGCCTCCTTGAGGCGCCGTTCGTGCTCCTGTCGCTTGTCGCGTTCCGCCATCAGGGCGGCCAGAGGGACACGCTCCTCGGGGGTGTCCGAAGCCGTCGTCGCTTCGGGTGCGGCGGCCGGCTGGGCCGGCGCCGCAGGTTCGACCTTTTCGACCACTTCGGGCGCCGGCGGGGCCGGCTGCTCGTCCATGGTCTCGTCCTCCAGGAAATCGCGCTCTTGCTCACCCATCACACTTCTCCACTCGACCGTCCGCCGTCGTCACGTATCGCGCCAAGCCGTGCGCGTCCGGTGCCGCTACTGCGGCATGCCCTGCTGGTCGTCGCCCATGAAAAAGCCGCCTTGCGGCGGCTGGTTTGGGTCGGCGATGTCACCTCGTGGCGGAGGCAATGGCCTCAACGCCTGAATTCGATCGGTCTCGGCCTTGTAGGCCTCGATTTCCAACTTCTTGCGCTCGATCTCTCGGTCGGCAAGCTGCTCCTGCGCCTCGCGCAGCTGCTTTTCGAGCTGCTCGACATGCTCCTGGGCCTGCTGCATCTGCTTCTGCAGCTGCGGGGGCACGCCGTTGCTGTCCAAGTGCTCCAGGATCTTGTCCTTGTTGCGCAGACTGGACGCTTCGATGATCGCGCGGGTCGGAATCGCAGCCGGGTCGGCCTTCTTCATTTCGACCAGGGCGTCGAACTGCTCGCTCTGGATGGTGATCGAGTCCGGACCGTCCTCGAGGATGATGTCGACGTCCAGCTCGGCCAGCTTGTTCTGGTGGCCAACCACCTTGTTGAGGCGCGGATCACCGGGCGGCAGCGGTGCAACCGGCTTGCCCTGCTCCGCGTCGGCGCGCATCTGGTCCGCCAACGTGATCGGCCGGTTGAGCGCCACCCAGCGCAAGTTCTGGTCATCGTCGGTCACCCGGATCCAGCGCTCCTCCGTCCAGTACTGGCGGATGCGCAGCCACACCTGGCGATAGACGCGCCAGCTCCAGTTCTTGACCGCCTCGAACGGCTTCGCCATTTCGGCCAGGCCGGCGGCGGTGAGCATCTCCTGCGCGCGGCCCGATGGCGCGCGGGTGTCGCCTTCCAGCGCGGGATTGACGCCGCTGGCATCGATCTCGGCCTTCGATTCCTGGAGCAGACGGAACTGCCCCTCGACCAGGCCCGGCGCGTCGACGGTCTCGAACCGCATGTTCGGCACGACCTCGACGTAACCGTCCGGTTTCGCCATTTCGCGGCGCGCCTGCGGCACGCTCTCGACTGCACCTTTCTCGGCGATGATCTGGCGGCTGTTCAGCAGGTGTAGTGCCTTCGAGCGTCGCTTGTTGATCTCGTCCTGGGCGCTGATGTGCCGCCGCGCGACGCCGTAGCGCTCGTTTTCCCGATTGACATAGGCGCTGGTCGCGACGATGTCGCACTGCGGGACACCGGCCTCATCGAGGTAGGGCGAAACCTGCGGATCACGCAGGTAGCCACTGCGGCACAGGACCGCGGTCATCCATTTTCCGCCCTCGATCCAGCGGTGCTGCAGCACGCGAATGCGCTTGCGCTTCTCGTCGGACCAGGTGACTTTCGGCCGATCGTCGAAGGTGTCGCCGATGCTGACGCCTTCGGTGTAGCAGCCCTGAATGATGTCCTTCTTGTCCGGGAACATGCCGATCGCGCGGGCTTCGTCCATCCACAGCACCACGCCCATGAAGTCGGCGTCGGAGAAGTCCGGCCGGCGGCTGTGCGGATCGCGGTAGAAGCGATCCCAGGGGATGTCGGTGATCTCGACCTCGGGCTGGCCGTTCACCATGCGGACCGTCACGGTCGCGGCGCCGATGCCCTCGATGAACACGTTCTCGGCAACCGAGGAGCGGATTTCGCTGAATCGGTTGCTGTCGCAGACGAACCGCACCGCGTCCGTGACCGACTCAGCGTCCTCCTGGTGCTGCGGCGTGCGCGGGTAGGCGCGCGGATCGGTCCGCATGCGCTTCTCGTGGCCGAGTAGCGCGTCGATCTTGGGGCCGATGCGGTTGGAGATCACCGGCGGCTGACCGCGTTTGGCCAGGGTCGCCAACTCCTCGTCGGTCAGCTGGCTGTTGTCGTAGTAGTCGCGATCGCGCTCCGACAACTTGCGCTCATTCTGGGTCTGGTCGAACGATTCCTCGAACTGGAGCAGCAGCCGGTCGACCTCCCGCACGGGCTTCGCGGCGGTGGCTTTGGTGCCGTAGGCGGTATCGTTCATCGCGTTTTCCAATTGCCCTCTTCGTCGTCCAGGTCGTCGTCGCCGTAGTCATCGGCGCGTGCGCGTTTCGCAGTGTCAGCGGTTGGCGTCCAGGGGCGGCTCATGCACGCATAGCGCGATTCGTCGCCAGCGTGGTCTTCCATGGACGAATCCAGGTCTTCCGCCTGGTGCTTGTCGTGCTGCAGCGCCGGCATCGTTCGCCACCAGTCCTTGCAGGTGTCGAACACGTAGAGCATCGGCGCCCCGCCCTCGCCCTTCAGGCGGCCGCGCAACTCGTCCCAGCCCGCGACACGCTTGTTGTCGGCCGGCTTGAACGTGATGCCCTCGGCAAGCATTCGCTCCGCGATGCTGGGGCCGCCGTCGACCTTCCAGATCGAGGGGTCAGCGACGCCGTAAGCAATCCGCTCCTCCCCTTCCCGCTCCTTGATGCCGCGCGCCACAGCACCGGCTGTCAGCTTCAGGCCGATGTTCGGGCCGGCGGCGCCGTACCACTCGCGGTAGCGGACCAGCGCGCCGCGCGGCAGCGTCTTGCCCTGGACGTCGAAGTCCTCGCCGACCACCGCCCACCAACCGACGCTGAAGGGCTTGGCACTACCCCAGTCGAATGAGCGGAAGCGCAACCAGTTCTTGGGGACCGAAAATGGTCGCAGCGCGTGTGCCGCGCGGCTCAACTCGGTGTAGAAGGCGCCTTCTATGACGTCCCAGTCGCCGTCGCGCATCGCGCGCACCAGCGTTTCCGACCCCAAGCCCGACAGACGCGCCTCGTAGCCGGGATCGTCCCGCGCCATGCTCGGGTTGTCCGAGAGCCTGGCCGGGATGTACTGGCGGAGCATCCCGCCATCGTCGTTGGCTGCCTGGCGCAGCTCCATCGGCGCAGCGAAATCGACGAACGTCGATTTGACCCAGGCGTGCCCGATGTTGCCGGGGTTGGCGCCGAGCAGGATGCGCGGGAAGCACCCCGCATACTCCTCCGGGACGTACATGCCGACCATGCGCACGCGGTTGCGCAGGAACCGATACATCGCCTCGGTGAAGTGCGTGGCCTCGTCGATCAGCAGGACGTGGATCTCGGAGCCCTGGTACTTGTAGACGTCCTTTGGGTCCTTGCAGTGGCACAGGTAGATCTTTGACCCGTTCCAGAACCGAATCTCGTCCTCGACGATCGTGCAGAGACCGGCGAGCTTCCAGGCCGCCAGCATCGCGTGGAAGCCGTTCGGGCCTTCCATGTGGTTCTTAACCAGGTCGTCGCGAATGCGACGGAACAGGTAGACCTGCAGGCCCGGGATCGCGGCACACCAGGAGATCGACACCGTGCGCATCAGGTGGCTCTTACCGCCGCCCGCCGCCCCTCCGTAGAGGACTTCCGTCGCCCTCGTTAGAAACGCCTCGCCCTGCTTTGCGTGCAGCGCGAGGTTAATCGCCGCTTCCACCGTCCTTGCCGATCGTCACGTTCAGGACGGCGCGCAACGGGCCACCCTCGGCGCCGGTGTGCTCCAGAGTCTGGCGTTCGCCGTAGCGCCGCGGGTCCCATTTCGCGAGCAGCTTGTTCTCCTGCTCGACGATGAGGCGGTCGCGGAAGACGTCGCCGGTAGACTCCCCGCCCTTCTCAGCCTGCAGGCCCCGGGCCGTCAGGCGCGACCGGTAGGCGATCACGTCGAACCCGTTATCGCGAGCATCCAGAAAATCGGCCGCGAACTCCGGAAAGGCCCGCTTCCAGTCGCTCACGGTGCGCGTCGCCGGCATGGCGTCGTCGCGGCATATCCAGGCGAGCGGTTCGCCCTCGCCGAGGCGACGCAGGATCTCCTCTGCGGCCTCGGCCGTGTACGTGGTCGGCCGGGCCATCACACCACCTCAAGGATGCCGACCTGCACCGTCCGCGACACACCCGCGCGCACGGCCCGCAGCTCAAGGCGGTACAGGCCCGAAGGCAGGAGGCGTGCGGCGTCCGTCTGCGCGATCGCGAACTCAACGCGCCCGGCTTCCGAGCTGGTGGCTTCGAACTCGCGGCGAATGGCACTGCCGTCGTAGTAGTAGGCGGTGACGCTCAGCGTTGCGCCGGTGAAATCGACGTTGCCGGCGTCGTCACGCACCCACGTCGCGAACTCATTGTCGGAGCCGCGGAAGGCTTGGAACGTGCGCAGGATGGCGACGAGCCGGGAAGCCGCGGTCTCGATCTCGAGCGCGAACTGCAGGACGAAGGCCACGGTCAGGCTCCGAATCGACCGGCAGACCAGCCGGCCCAGGTCCACGCCGCGCCCGCCGGCGTGAATTCGAACGGGTACGTCGGCGTGTCTTCGAACTCGCCGGCGCTCCAGATCGGAATGCGGAAATCCGGGTTCTCGTCGAGCGCTACGGCATCGACCAGGCGCGCGCGGCGCTGCGTCGTGTTGAAGCTCGGCACCACGCGGACGTGGTAGCGGTAGCCGCTGCTGCCGATGTCCGGAGCCGAGAATGTCACGACGCCGGTTTCGGAAACCTCGACCGTGATGCCCTCGGCCACGTAGTCGCCCTCGGGGATGAGGATCGGCAGACCTTCCTCGCCCGACGCGCGATAGACCTCGACGGAGCACGATCCGATCGCAAAGGCGTTGATCCAGGGCATCGAATTATTCGCTCACTGCCCGCGCGTAGGCCTGGCAGGCGGCGAGCTGGTCGGCGACACCGTCGGCGTCGGCCCCGACTCGCAGCAGAAATTCCGCATCTTCGACTGATAGACCGCCGGCCTCGGCACCATGAACGCCGGCGACGGCTTGGGCGGCGTCGGGCACACGGCAGGTAAGGCGTGGGCGCACGACGAGAGCGCCGCGGCGCAGGTCAGCGACAGCAGCAGCGGTTTCGCGTTCACGGGCAAGCCCCTTGGAGACCAGGTCGAAAGTGATGTCGTAGACGGCCGCGGCCCAGTCGCCTTCGCGCTTGCGCGCGGCTTCGGTGGCGGCGAGCAGGTCGGCCTGGGCCTGTGCCTTGGCCGCCTTGTTGGTGTCCTGGGCCGAGTCCAGGCGCCAGGACTGCACGCCGGCCAGCACCAGCAGCAGGAGGGCCAGGCCGGCGAACACGGTTGCGCGCACGCCGCCGAGCAGGTCGATCAATCCGCGGCTCATCGCTTCGGGTCCTCGGGGATCACCGCGCCGATACCGCGCATGGCCGACTCCAGGGTGATGACACGCAGGCGCAGCCGGTGCGCCTCCTCCTCAGCGGTCATGCGCAGGCGGACCTCCTCGTGCAGCTGGGAGGTCATGGCGGCCTGCGCCTCTTCCAGCGACTTGACGCGGGACACCAAGCCGGTGAGCAGGTCGATGTTGGCGTCGGTCTCGGTGCGTTCCTTCTTGCGCGAGAGCACGGCACCCCACGTTTCGCGCACGATCCAGAACGCGGCCAGGCCACCGGCCATCCACCAGGGCGCGGTCTCCTCCATCACTTCGGGTCCAGGCCGCGCAGGCGGCACCAGGCGCGGACGTCGAAGCTCGGGCAGGCCTTCTTGACGTTCGGGAAGTCGCGATGGCCGAGGATATTCGCCGCGGGGAACCTGGCGCGCAGGCCGCGTAGCTGGAGTTCGAGCGCGTCGTACTGGCGTTCGTTGAACGTGGCAGCGGGCTTGCCGGTCGAGTCGACGCCGCCGATCAGGCAGATCCCGATCGTGTCGCGGTTATGGCCCTCGACGTGGGCGCCTGCCTCGTCCAGCGGCCGCCCCGGCTCGACGCTGCCATCCAGCGGGATCACGAAGTGGTAGCCGATGCCGTCCCAGCCCTTCTCGCGGTGCCAGCGATCGATGTCGGCAGCGCGGAAGGGTTTGCCTGCCGGCGTGGCGCTGCAATGAACGACGAGTCCGGTGATCGCCCTCATTTGCCCAGGTCCTTGGCGGTGTAGCCGGTGCGGCGCAGGAACCGGCGAACGGCGGCCGCGATGCCTTTCTTGCCCGCAGCCTGGCGCCGCGCCTGCACTGAGCGGGCGCGCTTGATGGTCGAAATCACGGGGGAAACTCCGGCGATGCCGCCGCGGCGCGGGGCTCAGAAACGCGAACGGCCCGCCGGTGAGGGCGAGCCGCGAGGACAATTCTTGACGATGCGCGCTTTTTACTCCGGCGGTACGTACTCGTCAAGCGGCACGATCACGGCCACTTCCCCTCGCGCATCAGCCGCATGATCCGGCGATGGTCCCACTCGAGGTAGATCCAGCCGAGTACCAGACCGACGAGGATGCCGACGAGCGCGCCCAGGATGATAGATGGGGTCATCGCGACAGCCTCGCGTGCATCCAGGTCCGTGCGAGGCGCAACTCGTCCTTGAACCGCTTCAGGCTGACGGCGTCGACGACGTTGTGGCTGACGAGTTCGGCCTTCTCCCGCTGGGTCATCGCCCGGACCTGGTACTGCACCCGGAGGCACTCGGCCTCCAGAACGTTGAAGCTGCGCAGCGTCAGCCAGGCGGTTTGGACGCGCTCGGTCTCGGCGGTGAAGGTCGAGTCGTAGCGCGGCGCGGCGGCGTAGCGGTTGCGCGTCTCTCTCGCCGGCACCGGGTCGCAGGCCCAGGCCGGGAGCACCGGCCGCGGGTTGTCGTCCGAGGCGGCCAGCACGCCAAACGCCATCAGGGCCCGCCGGCCGACGCCGCCGCGGTCGAAGGAGGCCAGCCGGCGAACCGCCGCATCGCGGGTGCCTGGCGCGAAGTCCAGACCGCGCGCCGTCGGACTGTCGCCGGTCAGGCTTTCGGCCTCGTCCCACTCGTCCGGGCGCTCCTCGCCATAGGCGCGGCCCCAGCGGAGCAGCTGCAGCTCGAGTTCCTCAGGGGTCATTCCTGGCTCCGCATGATCGCCGCGTCGAGCAGCGCACCCATCGTCTGCAGCCGCGACAGGGTCCGGCTTCCGCCGATGCCGTAGCAGCCGTTCGGGTACTCGCTGATCACCGTCACGGCGATGATCTCGCCGCGGTCGGCCTTCTCCGCCAGTCGGCGCAGGAGCGCGGCCGTCTCCTCCGGCAGGATCGATCGCGTCGTCCGCAGCTTCGTCGGGTCGCTCATGCCGACCTCCGTGCGCCGCAGTTTTTGCAGCGCCGGCCGACCTGATACCAGTGCTTCCAGAAGGTGAACAGCATCCAGCCCAAGACCATCGATACCAGCCGTGGCCGAGCCAGCGGCCGACAGATCGGCTTCCAGCGGTGTAGCCCCACCCTGCAGAGCCAGCTCAAGCGGCCTCCTCGCGCGCAGGCGCGCACGCGATGTCGGTGGCTACGGGCGGCGCCGCCGGTTCCTCGTGGAACAGCTGGGGAGCGATGGGAGCGACCTGCATCGGCTCGATGGTCACCTCGACGCGGGCGCCCAGTTCGTCAGGTTCGCAGCGCTCGGCGGCGTCCTGGCGGACCCACTTGTCGTCCTCGATCGCCACGCCCTTGAGCGCGTCATAGACGACCTTGCGAGCGTTATCGAGGTCGAGGCACTGGACGGTGTCGTCCCAGCCGTCAGGGTCCTTGCGTGCGCGGCGGGCCCAGTCCTGGGGCCGGGAGGGGAACAGGCGCAGGGTGATGCGCACGCGTCCGGTGATTGGCGCGCGGATGCCGGCCTCGAGCGCGAGCTTGCTGACCTCGGACTTGTAGTCGACCGCTTCCGGGGTGACGTAGGTCATCGCCAGCGGCTTGTGCGGCGGCTTCTTGGGCCGGGCGATGACGCGGGTCGCCCAGTAGCGGTTGGCGCTGATCGGGTACGGGAGGACGAGGGTGATGCTCATCGGCGGTTGCTCCGTTGGGGGCGTTGCTGGCGCAGGGGAACCTCGCGCGCCGGCGGCGCGAACAAGCGCTCGACCTCGGCGTGCGGGAAGGTGACGGCGGGGATCGGGCCGTGGAAGGCGTCGACGCGCTCGACGCGCGCGCCCAGGCGCCAGGCGGTGGACTCGCGAGACCAGGTCATCAGGCGCGGGCAGGCGCCGGCGCAGTCGTCGACGACCACGTACAGGCCGGGCTCGGTGGGGCGCTCGGGGGCGAAGTGCCAGTTCATGCCGCCCTCGCCTGCCGGTGGCGGCCGGCTATGCTGGGGGCACCTTTGGGGAGGACGTGACGATGGCGGGCGACTGCGCGAGTGCAAGCACGGATTTGGCAGCCTGGACCCAAGCGATAGGCAGCATCGTGGCGATCCTGGCAGCCATCGGGATCGCCTGGTGGCAGCGCCGCGAGGCCAACCGGGATCGTGCCGCTTCCGACATCGCGCGGGCACGTAGCTTGGCCCTCACGATTCTGCCGTCTTTGCTGAACTTCGAAAAACGGCTCAAGACCCTGTTGGCCGACTACGAGCCGAGACCCACCTGGTGGACAAATTCGATCGAAGACGTAATCCCAGGGACGATTCTTCAGGAGAACGTCGGGCGCCTGCATGAGCTCGGGGCCGCCGCCGAGGCGGTCCAGCTCGTAGTCCGCTCGTCGCTGGCCTGTGGCGCTGCCTGCCAGGCTCAGGCTGACGCTTACTACAAGCGGCGCCAGCAAGATCCCGAACCGGACGACACTGAAGCTTTGGAGATCCTCAAAGAGTTGGACGCGCGCGTCCGAGCCGCGGCCAAAGACGTTGTCGAGCTGTTCTAGCGTCGCCTGAAGCGCGCTCATTCCATCACCCGCGCCAGCTCGGCGTCGTCCAGGTAGCCGCTTTCGGAGGCACTGAGGCCCAGCTCAGCACGGGCGCGCTCCCGCAGGACGCGGCGCTCCTCCTCGGCCTGGAGCCGCGCCACTTCCGCGGCGCGCTCCTCGGCGGTCGGCGCTAGGATTCCCCGGATGGCCGCCATCGAGCGCTCGGCGACGCCCGGCGTCACGATCGGCGCGCGCGGCTTCGGTGCCTCCAGGTTCGCGGCCGGCGCCAGCGGAAGCGCCCCGCCCGCCATCACCGCCGCGTGCACCACGTCGTAGGCGGCGCGCAGCTGCCGGTCCTGGCCGCGCCCGTCGGCGCTGCGGTAAGCGTAGCCGTCGACGTGCATCCACACGGCCCGAGCGAACCGGGACGCGGTGTCGGGCTTGCGCAGGTCCAGCTGCACGCGCTCGATCGACGGGATGCCGAAGCACATGGCGCGAAAGCGCGGCGCGTTGGGCGGGAACTCGCGGCCCTCGGCGACGCAGGCGCGCAGGCCCTCGGCGAGTTGGTCAGGGCCCAGGCCGGCCAGCGCGGCGCCCCAGGTCTGCGCGGCGACGCCGGTCGCTGCGACGCCGAACTGGCTGGCCCAGGTGTTGCCGTACATGCCGAGCATCCGCTCCCACAGCGCCTCAAGGCGCGACGCGGGTTGCGGTTCCCTCGAGGACGTCGCCGGCGCCGGGCGCGGGTTCGGATCGTCCGGCGGTGCGATCGTCGTGGACTGCTGCTGATCGGTCCGCAAGGCTTTGGCCGCCGTTGCGGCCGCTGTGGCTGCGCGTTGCATGGGTGCCTCCGGTGGGTTGCTTCAGGGCTTCCGCGTGCCGGCTGCGCGCCGTCGCAATGGCCCAGGTGAACGGGTTTGATTTGCCGAGCGCGACGCCTTCGGCCGCAGCGTCGCCGAGCGTCTCGGGCGTCACGCCCTCGCCGAGAGCGGCCAGCAGGTGGGGATGGCTCGGGTTCGTGGTCGGGCATCCGGCCTGCCGCATGAGCAGGCACGCGCGCCCTGCGTCGGTCGGCTGCCGCGCTGGCGGCGCCGGCTTGGGGGAGTCGGCGTGCGATGAATCCGCTTTTGCTTGGTGACTGGTGACTGGTGACTGGTGAGCATTGCCATCGCTATGCGTTCGCATTGCGTCCGGTGATGCGTTCGCATTGCGACCGGACCCGTTCCACCGTGCGTTCGCACTGCGCTGAGCCTTCTCGCGCTTCTCGTTGTAGCGGGCAATCTCGGCGTCGCAGCGCTTGTGCCGCCAGCCGTCGTCGGACTGCTGGAAGAACTCATCGAGCACCGTCTGTACGGCCTCGCGCTCGTCGCGCGTACGTGCCCGGACCAGCCTCTGCACCGCCTTCAGCTCGAGCGGCAGCGGCGCCTCGGTCGAGTAGTAACGGCGCAGCAGGCGGCCGTAGATGCCGTCCTCGCAGGCCGTCAGATGCGCGGTCGCGGTCTCGTAGTCGCCGATGTGGAGCTCGACGTAGTTCACGCGACGCTCCCAAGCGAGAGCCCAGGCTGCACGGCGCGGATGCGCGCTTCGGAGATCGCGACGTATTCCGGGTCCAGCTCGATGCCGACGAACTGGAAACCCTCAGCGATAGCCCCCCGCCCGGTGCTCCCGCTGCCGGTGAATGGATCAAGGATCAGGCCGCCTGGCGGCGTCACGAGCCGGCAAAGCCAGCGCATGAGCGCGGTCGGCTTAACCGTTGGATGGTGATTTGCTGCTGGTGCCGGCGCCCCGCCGTCACGACGCGTCAGGTGCTGGCCGCTCGTGTTCGAGACCATGTCAGACGGCCGCAACGGAAGTCCGTCGCAGCCGTCATTCCTGTCCGCCCGGTCAGCCTTTGCGCAGTAAAAGAATCTAGCCGCGCTCCCTGCGTCGCCGAAGCCAGTCACCGGTATGCCGCCAGCGAAGAGGCCGAACGCGTTGCCCTGCCCGCCAGCCTTCAGTCCTGAAGGCTGGCCGCTCGAGGTGATCGGGAACCCTGCGACAACCTCATCGCTCCCATCATGGAGCACGTTCGCTGGCCATCGCCCGCCAGGGTCGCCACCGCGAGGCCCTGGCGCGACTGCGAAGTCCGTGCCACCACGGTCTGCATAGCGTCGGTTCGCGCTGGCCTCGCCAGCCCTGCTACGCGGTACGCGCTCATCATGACGACATGGAATGCCACCGGAGCCTTGGAAAACCACCTCCCCGTTGGTGGGAATCCTGCAGCCATCGATATTCAGTGCGCCGGTACCGAAAGCCGCTACGTTCGCTGCGACCGTCCCGCGGAGCGGCTTGCGTGCAAGGATGATCGGTTCCCAGGCTGGCTTGAGTGCGGTACCCCAGCCCTCGTGGTCGCCGTCGAGATTCTTCGATTTCGGGAACCCAGATCCGAACACCCACATGAGGGTGTCGCGGATTTCGAAGCCCGCCTCTTCCAGCCCACAAACGAGACGATGGAAGGTGCGAGGCGAAGCGAAAGCGACCGCGTGCGCGCCAGGCTTCATGACACGAATCGCCTCACGCGCCCAGGCGGCACTGAACTCCTGGAACGCCTTCATTCCGGCAGGAGAAAGGTCGTAAGTGCCGGCGGCGGACGCTAGCCCATTGCGGCGCCGGCCCTCATGGGTCGAATCGCGCTGTTCGAAGCGCTCGACGATCGCGCGCCCGTCCCAGGCCTTACCCATGAAGCCGATGCCGTAGGGAGGATCAGTGACGATCGCATCTACGCTGTCGGCTGCGAGGGTGCGCATCACTTCCAGGCAGTCGCCGATGTGGATCATTCGCCCACCTTCCCGGCCGCGCACCGGCCCTGTCGTCCGCTGCGGTTGACGTGCTCGCGGCGCTCCCGCTCCTGGCGACGGCGCGCCTGCTGCAGCTGTCGCGTCTCTTCGGCTTCGTAGCTGGTCAGGTGCCAGCGGCCGCAGTGCGCGCACTGGTAGAAGCTGCGCGGAACCCTGACGCCCTCGGGCGACTTCTTCTGGGCGTTCGCCATGACTGCGGCGGCCTGCTGGTGGCGCTTGTACTTGCGCTTGCCGGTGGGCTGGCAGATTCGGACGGCCATCAGCGCGCCCTCCCCGCCTTCGTGTTGAGCCCGGCCGCGGCCAGCAGTGCCGGCAGCGTCTCGGCCAGGCCTGCCAGCTTCGCCAGGGCCTCCTGCTGCTGCAGCGCCGGGTCGCGCAGGTACTTGTCGACCAGGTAGTGGATCGGCGACAGGTCGCCCGTCTTGGCGAGGTAGTCCTCGAACTCGTCGAGGCCAATGTCGCGCTTACGATCGGTGCCGCCGGCGAGCTTCTCCGACAGCTTCGACGGGGCCATGTCGATCTGCCCGGCGATCCGGCCCAGGCCGCGCTGATACACACCCGTAGCCATGCAGTCGCGCAGGCTCATATGCCGCTGACCGATTCCATGCTCGAACGTCAGCGAGAGCTGAGCGGAAGCATGGTGATGAGGCGTTCCCATTGGTTCCCCCTGTCGGGTGTGAAAAAGGCCCGACCCCTTGCGGAGCCGAGCCGTTGAAATCAGGTAGACCGAAAGCCCAGGTGATCGAACTCACCCGCATGTGCGGCAACGCCTTCGCGGTCACCCGCACTCCGGGCGGCGGCGTCGATATCCGTCAGCTGCGCCAGCCCGAGCGCCTCCCCCGCCCGCCGCAGCCGGCAGACGTGCTGGTGCTCAAGCGTGGAAAGTGAAACGGCCACGTCAGGCCGCGGCCTCGCCCTTTGCGGGCTGGACGGGCCTGTCCCAGGGGAAATCCTTCAGGGTGTCGCGTCGGTCGACGAAGCCGCCGGTTGCGTGCTCGAGGTCGCAGGCCATCCGCGGGCTTGCCGACTTGTGGCCGAGGGCCACCAGGTACAGGAATCCGGGGGTGACTCCGCACTCGGTAGCGACCCGGACCAGCTCTGCGCCGTCGCGGGTGACCTTGCCGTCTCGTTCGGTGAAGTAGGTCTTGGCGTCCATGGGGGTGCGATTGGGGAGACGCCCCTGACTTTACCGTTTCGGGAAAGTACCAGCAAGCCGGATTTTCCCTTTTTGGTCATTCCACCGACGAACGGTGCCCCTGACCATGCCCAGATGGATAACAAGCAGGTTCGGGCACGGAACATCGACTGGCTGATCGACAGCTACGGCGGCACCGCGGCTTTCGCCAAGGCCGTCGAGCGCGAGCAGGTCCAGGTCAGCCAATGGCGCGGGGGGAAAGCGATCGGTGATCGCCTGGCGCGCTCGATCGAGAGCGCCCTGAAGAAGCCGCACGGCTGGCTGGACCAGCCGCAATGGTCCGAATCTGAACCCCAAAGCGCGCTAGTTCACAGTTCTCATCGTGAGCGACTGGACGCCAGTAGCGTCGCCACCACGGCCCGGGCTCTGCAGATCGTGCTCCGCCGGCGGAACAACACGGTCTTCGATCCTGCGCAGCCTGAACACGCCGCGCTGTTCGTTGAGGCCTACGCCGAGCTGGTAGCCATGCCGCCCGATGACCCCGAAGCGCAGACCGCGTTCGGGGCCGTGGTCGCGGATCTGGTGCTAGCACGCGAAGGGCGAAAAGATGGACGAATCGAAGGTGAACAGGCTGGTGGCACTGATCGAGGCCAGCATCGGAAAAAGGGTGCCGCCTGATCCGCCGCAATTGCGGATTGTGCGCCAAGCCCCAGTGCAACCGCCCTCCCCGGCCCCTCGTGGCCTGGATTCCATCACTCGAGATTCCCACCTGAAGATGATCGGCCACCTGTCACGGCGCTACGGACTGCGCGTGCTGGTCGATCAAGCAACGTTCGGCCTCGCCGGCGTCGAGCAGCTCGACGACGAAGGCCTCGTATCCCTGCACCGGAGCCTTGACCACGCGCGCGAGTGCCTCGCCGACGGGATCAGCCTCGAGGAAGCGGGCCTTCTCCGCTCCATCTGCCAGTGAGACACCCATGCACGTGACCAGGATCGTCGCAGCCGTCGCCTTGGCCGCTGCCCTTGCGGCCTGCTCGTCTCCACTGACCGAAATGGCGGATGAAGTCGACCAGGCCAACGCGAACGCCAAGGACGCCTTGGAGCGCGCGGAATCGGCCGAGAGCGAGGCGTCGGAGGCCAAGGAAGCCGCTGAGCTGGCTCAACGCGCCGCCGATGCAGCGCAGGCGCAAGCAGATGCCGCAGGCGCCCGCGCGGACGCTGTCGAAGCGCGCCTGGACGCCATCTGCGCCCGATACGACTGCTGACCCCCTTAGGGCGCAACCCGGGCGCCTAGCGACCGTTCGTCGGGATTTTACCGTTTCGGTATTCCATTGACTTTCCCGTTTTGGTAAAACATATCCCATCGCCTCGACATGAGGCTTTCCCGAAAGGGGATGGGAATGGCTACCGCTTACGACTTCTGGAAGGCCTGCGCCGGTGACGCCGCAGAGCCCGAGCCGCCGACCGAGCTGATCGACGCGAAGCTGGCCGAGTGGCTGGACGACCACGACAGCGTCGCCGAGGCGCTGGACGACCTGGCCGCGAACAGCGACCACGGTTCGAGCGGGCGTTACACGCTGTTCTCCGCCGACCTGGCGCGCGTGCTGACGGCCGACCCGGCGACGTTCGAGGTGAAGGCCGCCCGCTACTTCGTCGACCTGCGCGAGCAGCTGCGCCGGCATCTGAAGGATGCGGCCGAGGCGCAGGTCCTGGTCGACATTGAGGACGCCAACGAGGGTGCCACGGAGGCGGCGAACGAGTGCCGCGCGAGCAGCGCGGACTGGCTTGCGGATCGCCTGCAGGGGATGCAGTCATGACCTCGTCCCGCTTCGACTACCTGCCGAACCTCGCGACGATCCCCGCGCCGGTGCCGCCCGAGCGCGACAAGGGCATCGTCGACGTCAACGAAAACACGATCGCCGACCGCGACGTGGTCGAGCGTGCGCGCCGCTACACGCGCGCCGGTGAAGCGCGGACCGCCCCCCTGTATCCGAGTCTGGCCGAACCGTCCGAGTTGGACATAGCAGCGTTCTTGCGCGAGCAAGCCGATTTTCACCCCGAGATCATTGGCTCAGCAGAGCAATGGGAAGTCGTGGCGGTAGCCGTGGCAAACCTGATCGCGGCACTGCGCGAAGAGCGCCGCCTCGCGGCTCGACACAGCGAAACCTTCGGCAGCGCGCATGTCGTTTCCGAGCGCAAGTTGGCAGAAGCCTCCGTCCGCACTGACGCCGCCCTCGCCCGCGCCGGCGGTGCCGAATGAACATCACCCCGGACGCCCTCGGCCACTTCGCCCTTGTTCTGGCTGCCCAGGCCCGCGTGCTGGGCATGGAGGCCGAGAACAAGCACCGCGAGGCTTGCGGGAACGCGATCGCCTACGACCTGAGCGCCTTCTTCGGCGAGGCCGACGTCATCGAGCAACACGCGCGCCAGCTGTTCGAACTGGGGGCGCAGCGATGACCGCCCAGATCGAACGCGAGCCGCGCGAGGGCGTCGAGCTGGCTGAGCGCTGGACGTGGCGCGACTACGCCGCGATGGCCCTCTCCTACGCCCTGATCGCTGCGCTCGCCTGGGCGCTGGTCTGCGGCGACCTCGTGCCGGTCGTCTGCCTGCTGCTGGCGACCACCCTCCTCCTGATCCTCACCAACCACGACACGCCGCGCGCAGTCGCGGCCAAGGACTGACCGTGACCAACGAAAACGAATCCCTGACCGCCCTGGTGCTGCGCTGCTGCCGTGCGGACCTGACCAGTCACAACAGGTTCCAGTGGCCGAGCGAGGTCGGCGCGACCGTCGAGGCGCCGGACTGGAGTTCCGCTCAGAAGTGCGGCAACGGCCTGCACGGCTGGCTCTACGGCGCCGGCGACCACGGCTGCGTCGACTTCTGGGGCGACCCGGACGCGAAGTGGCTGGTGCTCGAGGTCGCGGTCGCGGACCTGGTGATGCTCGGCGGCAAGGTCAAGTTCCCGCGCGCCGTCGTGCGCTTTGTGGGCGATAAGACCGGCGCCGCTGCGTATCTGCTCGCGAACGACGAGCGCGCCAAGTCGGAGAACTGCATCGGCGCGTCGCTGCTGGTGGGCGACAACCAAACCGCGCACGTCGGCGCGCTTGGCACGGCGACGGCTGGCGTCCGCGGCACGGCGACGGCTGGCGTCCGCGGCACGGCGACGGCTGGCTACAGCGGCACGGCGACGGCTGGCGTCCGCGGCACGGCGACGGCTGGCGNCNGCGGCACGGCGACGGCTGGCGACAGCGGCACGGCGACGGCTGGCGACAGCGGCACGGCGACGGCTGGCTACAGCGGCACGGCGACGGCTGGCGNCNGCGGCACGGCGACGGCTGGCGAGTTGGGCGAGCTGCGCATCCGCTGGTACGACGCCAAGAAAGATCGCTACCGCACGGAAATCGCCTACGTCGGCGAGAAGGGCATCAAGCCGAGCGTGCCGTACCGCTTGGACGACAACCACAAGTTCGTCGAGGCGAAGCCGTGACCGCCGTGGTGCGCAATCCGCACGCGGTGGTGCGTCTCGCGCGCCACATGGTCGAGCGCACCTATCGGGGCGCGACGCCTACCTCCGCCATCACCGCGCCGCTGCCGGCTGACAAGCCGCAGGACCCCGATAAGGGCCTGCTCGCTCAGCGCGACGCCTACTTCCGCCAATCCGCCGCGACCGTTGCCGGCCGCGTCGCGCCCTACAAGGAGCCTCACCAGTGAACGCCGCCGCATCCGAAGTCCTGCACCCCACGACCACCGCCGTTGCCGAGTACAGCGAAACCGAGGCCGGTCTCGCCGCGCTGCGGCAGCAGCTGGCGAACGCCACGTTCGACTGCACCACGCCGACCGGGATGAAGCTGGCCCGCGATTCCCGGTTCGGGCTGGTCAAGCTGCGCACTACGCTGGAAAACCGCCGCAAGGAACTGAAGGCGCCGTTGCTGGACCGTGGGCGCCTGCTCGACGCGGAAGCCAGCCGCATCACGGCCGCGATTCTGGAACTCGAACTGCCGATCGACGAGCAGATCAAGGCGCAGGAGCGTGTGCTCGAGGCGGCTAAAGAGGAAGCCGCGCGCCGCGAGCGCGAGCGCCTGGCCGAGATTCAGCGCCGCATCGACTCGCTCAAGGGCTTCGCCCTGGAGCACATGTCGGCGCCGTCCAGCGTCGTGAAGCAGGCCATCCATGACCTCGAAACGAAGCGCTTCGACCCCGAGGAATGGGGCGCACACCTGCCCGACGCCGTCGAGGCGCGCAACGCCTCTCTGGCGAAGCTGCACGAAATCCTCGACCACGCGCTCAAGAACGAGGCGATCGCGGAGCAGCTGCGCGCCCAACGCGAGGCGCAGGAGCGCCGCCAGCGCGAGGAGCAGGCCCGGCTCGACGCTGAGCGCGCCGAACTCGACCGCCAGCAGAAGGAAGCGCGCGAGCGCCAGGAAGCCGAGGAGCGTGCCGCCGCCGAGCGCCGCCGGCAGGAAGACGAAGCCGCCGCGGCCGAGCGCAAGCGCCAGGCCGACGCCGCCCGCGAGCAGCAGGAGCGCGAGGACGCCGAGCGTCGCGCCGAGCAGGAGCGCATCGCCAAGGAACAGGCCGCCGAGCGCGACCGCCTGGCCGCAGAGCGTGCGGAACTGGAACGGCAGAAGGCCGAGGAGCTGGCGAAGGCCGAGGCCAAGCGCATCGCGACCACGAAGCTGACCGACGCGGCAGTCGCGGCCGTCGCCTACCTGCGCGACCTGGGCCAGGGCAGCCACATCGTCACGCTGACGCTCGATGCGGCGATCGCGCGCGAGGCGAAGCCCGCGAAGGCGACGCCGGCGCCGGCACGCAAGACCGGCCGCAAGGCGCAGGCGGCTTAACGATGAACGCCGCAGCCCCCGCGATCACCGAGGCCCCGCGCGTCGGGATCTTCTACGACGAGCCGCCGGAGGTGTACTACACCCGGAAGCTCGAGGAGGCCAGCAATTCGGGCCTGACCGTGCTCGACGTCGATTCGCCGAAGCACTACCACTTTTGGGTCACCGACCCGAAGGCGGCGGACGCCGAGGAGTCGGACGCCCTGCGCTTCGGCCGCGCCTTCCACTGCGCGACCCTCGAGCCGGAGCAGTTCGGCGATCGCTACCTGCTGCTGCCGGACGACGCACCGCGGCAGCCCACCGAGAAGCAAATCAACGCCCGCAATCCGAGCATGGAAACGCTGCGGGCGATCGACTGGTGGCGCGCGTGGGACCAGGTGCGGGGGTCGCGCGAACTGCTGGTGCGCAAGGAATACGACCTCGCGCTCGCGATGGCGACGTCGCTGCGCGCCTACGAAATGGAGTTCCCCGACTTCCCGGGCTGCCCGACGATGAAGATCGGCGAGCTGATCGATGCCTGCGCCAAAGAAGTGACCTTGCGCTGGGTGGACGAGGAAACGGGCGTGCTGTGCAAAGCGCGCGCCGACCTGTTCGAACCAGACCTGCGCTTCGGTGGCGACGCGAAGTCGTGCCTCTCCGCATCGAAAGAGGCGTTCGGGCGCGCGATGGTCGCCCACCGCTACCACGTCCAGGCCGCGCACTACTGCGAGGGCTTCCGCGCCTGCGGCTACCCGCTCAAGAGCTTCGGATTCTTCCCGGTTGAGAAGCGGCGCCCGCACGTCGCGGCCTCCTGGCACGCCGACGCGCCGACCGAGGAGCGCGGCTGGGCCATTCGCCAGCGCTCGCTGCGCAAGCTCGACCGCTGCCTCAAGACCGGCCGCTGGCCGGGCTACACCACGACGATGACGTCGATCTCCATTCCCGCTTACGGCCACTACGACGCCGAGGACGAAGCCGCATGAACGCACCCCGCCAACCCGAAGCCGAACTGCTGGAGCGCGAGGTGTCGATTCCGGACACGTCGACGATCGTCGCGATCAGTCGCGCCGAAATCGACGGCCAGATCGCGACCGCGCACGCGTTCCCGCGCAGCGTCACCAAGTTCATCAAGGAGGCGACCGAACTGGTCACGCTGAACGCGGACATGGCCGAAGCCTGCATCTACGCGCTACCGCGCGACGGCAAGACCATGACCGGGCCCTCTGCCCGCTTCGCCGAGGTGGTCGCCCACAGCTTCGGCAACAACATCGCCGGCGCACGCGTTGTCGCCGAAGAAGGTGGCTTCATCGTTGCCCAGGGCGTCTATCACGACCTCGAGAAGAACGCGAAAACGACGATGGAGGTCCGGCGGCGGATCACCAACAAGAGCGGCCGCCGGTTTAGCGACGACATGATCGGCGTCACCGGCAATGCCGCGTCGTCGATCGCGCACCGTAACGCCGTGCTCAAGGGCGTGCCGAAGGCGCTCTGGCTCCCCATCTACGAGGCCGCGCGCCAGGTCGCTATCGGCGACGTGACCACCCTCGTCGATCGTCGCGCGAAGGCGCTGTCGTGGTTCCAGACCGTCGGCGTCACGCCGGCGCAGGTCTGTGCGCGCCTGGACGTCGCTGGCATCGACGACATCGGCCTCGCGGAACTGGAACTGCTGACGGGCCTGCGCACTGCGATCCGCGATGGCTCGGTTACGCCTGAGGCCGCGTTCGCCACCGACGAGCCCGAGGCCGCCGTGCCGGCGCCAACCAGCAAAAACGCGGTCGCCGGCATGGCCGCGGCCATGGACAAGCGCAAGAAGAAGGCCGAACCCGTCGACGACGGCCCGACCGCCCAGAGCGTGCACGACGCCATTGCTGGCGCCGCCGACGTCGACAAGCTCGACGAGGCCGCCGACCTGATCCGCGCGCTTCCCGAGGCCGACCGCCCTGCGCTCACCGAGCTGTACGTGAAGCGGCGCGACGAACTCAGCGCCACCTAAGCCCACGGTGCCCGGCCGCCGCCTGTGAGAGCGGCAACCGTGAGCCGCCGCGCTGCGGCCGGGCGCCACCTTCCACCCAGAGGAGTAACCACCGTGTCCCAGTTCGCCCTGGATTCCGTCGAAGCCGACGTCACCAACTACAACGCCACCACCGAGAAGCACGGCAAGCAGCACGTGAAGGTCGGCGACCTCAAGTTCCACATGATGGCGCCGAACGTGCTGCTCGACGCCTTCAACCCGAAGTTCCGCCCGTTCCTGTTCCGCAAGGCCGAGACCGGCGAGCAGCCGGGCCTGCTCGAAAACGGGCTGACCGCGCTGGAGCACCCGCACCTCGAACCGCTGCACCTGGACGAGAAGTTCCCGGGCTACACGCTGCAGATCGGCAGCGGCGCCGGCATCCGCAAGCCGATGGAGTTCGAGGAGGTGACGCTGTCGGCGTTCGTGTTCAAGGCGCTCGAAGGCGGCACCGTCGACGTCACCTTCAACGCGCGCGTCAAGGTCTCGCCCGAGGAGTCCGGGAAGCTGCACTTCCAGGTGAAAGAGACCGTCGAGATCTCGCTGCTGCCGCCGAAAGCGTCTGCGCAGACTGACCTGCTGGACGAGCAGGAAGCGGCCGACAGCGCGCGCAACAGCGCCGCCGACGACGACAGCGACGACGACGCTGCGGCCGAGAGCGAACGCCTCGCGGCGATCGGCAACGCCGATGACCAGCAGGCCGCCGGCGACCGCGCCGCGGCCTAACCCTTATGTCGGCCTCTGCCGCGAAACCGCGGCGCGCAATGCCCGGTAAACGACCCGGATAGCCCGGGCTGCTAAGCGCGCCGCGGACCGGTTGCCGGCAGAGGCCGACGCCATCCCCAACGAAGGAGCAACACCAATGCCCGACCAGCAGATCGAGAAAGAAATCCAGGCCGCCGGCAAAACCGCGCCGCGCATCACGCCGGAGGACGTCGCCGCGGAGATCCGCAGCGTCCACTACTTCATCGCGAGCGACGCCATCCAAGGCAAGAACGCCGTCCACGAGGGGCAAGGCTGGCTGCTGGGCAATACCCAGCTGTTGACCATCTGCGTCATCCAGCTGAGCAACGGTTTCACCGTCACCAGTGAAAGCGCCTGCGCCAGTCCGGAGAACTTCGACGCCGAGATCGGCCGTCGCATCGCACGCGAAAAGGCAGTCGAGAAGATCTGGCCGCTCCTGGGATTCCGCCTGCGCGACGCGCTGCACGAGCTGTCGCAACAGAGCCCGTAACCCTACGGCCGCCGGCGGCGTGATCGCCCCTCCCCCGATCCCGATCCGCCGCCGGCGCGCCACCTACAACGCCCGGGAGGGCACATGGACAACACCCTGTTTTACGACACCGAGACGACCGGCCTGCCGCTGTTCAAGGAACCGAGCGAGGACCCGCGACAGCCGCACCTGGTGCAGCTCGCCTTCAAGGTCGTGGATCCGCGCACGCGCGAGGTGCTCGACGCCGTCGACGTCATCATCAAGCCGGACGGCTGGGTCATTCCCGACGAGGCCGCGGCGATCCACGGCATCACCACCGAGCGTGCCCTCGACGAAGGCATTCCCGAGCGCCAGGCGCTGGGCCTCCTGCTCGACGCCTGGGCCTCCTGCTCGCTGCGCGTGGGCCACAACGAACAGTTCGATGCGCGGATCATCCGCATCGGCCTCAAGCGCTACGGCGAGGAAGCGGCGTCGGACCTGTGGAAGGCCGGCCGCGCCGAGTGCACCGCCCAACAGGCGACCCCGATCGTCCAGCTGCCGCCGACCGAGAAGATGCTCCGCGCGGGCTTCAACAAGTTCAAGACGGCCAGTCTCAGCGAGGCGCACAAGTTCTTCACCGGCCGCGACTTGGACGGAGCGCACAACGCCATGGTCGACGTCGACGGCTGCCTCGCCGTCTATTGGGCCGTCAGGGACCGGCAGGCGGTAGCGGCATGAGCCAACGCACCGCCACCACGACCGACCGCGAACGCGCGATCGCATGCGCCGAGCGGAAAGTCCGCAGCCCGCGATCGCCGTGGCGCAAAGGACCGCACTGCGACACCCGCGCCGCGCGCGCCTCGTTCGCGCAAATCACCGCGCAGCCCATCCCCAGAAGGAAGCCTAGGCCGTGACCGACCCGATCACCTACCACGCTGTGCTGTACCGAGGCTGCGACGGCGCCATGGCCGAAGGGCCTCCGTGCAAGACGCGAGATTGCGCGGTTCAGACGATCACGCCGCTCGACAACACGACGGTGCTCGGCCTCGTGGAGTTGGACATCGAGCCCGGCCCCGCATACGCGTTCCGGAAGCGAAACCTTGCCAACGCGCCGACCCAGAGCCCGGACGAGTGGCGTTGCTTTCACTGCGACCAGCGATTCACCGACAGTGCCAGCGCCGCCAAGCATTTCGGCAGCTACGAAGTGCAGGACCCCGCATGCCTCGTCGACGTCGCTAAGTTCCGCGAACACGAGGCCGCGCTCGCGCGCTATCGCCAGGAGGACAGCGACAAAGACCGCGAGATAGCCAGGCTGCGATCTGGCTTCGCGACGGACCTGCGGCGCGAGGAGGAGCGCGGCTACGCGCGCGGACTGGCGGACGCCCGGAAGCATCCTGCAGAAGCCGCCACCGCCATCGCCCCGGCGGTGCCGAAAGGAATGCTCGCCTGGGCGCTTGAGCGCTGGTTCGAGCAGGTCGCTCACCGGCCGCTGGTGAATGTCCATCGCCGCAGCCTGGACAGCGTTTGGCGTCAGGTGATGCGCTATTGCGGTGCCGACGACGTCGTCCTCTGCGGGCCGCGACACGATGAGCTAGTTGCTGAGTCGCGCGCCACTGCGGGGGCGGAGGTGGCCCGTGGTTGAGCGCATCGACCCGTCACGCATCATCGGTCTCGACAGCGACGCCGAGCGCGAGCGCTATGCCGAGCAGGACTTTCGCATTCGAAGCGGTCTATGCCCCAACGACCACGGCTTGATGGACGAGACCAGCTACGGCCAGCGTTGTCAGACGTGCGGATTCTTCACCAACACCAGGGCTGAGGATCGCCGCGATGCGTGACCTACCGATCCCGTTCTCGCCCGAGATGGTCCGCGCCGTGCTCGACGGCCGAAAGACGCAAACGCGGCGGCTAGTGCGCGGCGGAACATGGGCCAACGAAGTCACCTTAGGCATGTTCAGCCCCGAGCCTGAAGCGGCCGCCCCCGAAATCTATGGTGGGCTGTTCCGCAACACGTCATCGCTCGCAGACCAGTTGGTCAGATGCCCCTTCGGGGGGCCGGGCGGTCGATTGTGGGTGCGTGAGCCGTGGCGCGTCGGTGCTGTCCACGATGGCCTCGCGCCGCGAGACATTCTGCCGCGGCCCGACGGTCGCGGCGTCACGGTGCACTACGAAGCCGGCGGCTGGATGTCGACTTCGAGTGGCGATGTGTCCACCGCATTCGGGCCGATGCCCGACTGGGCGGGAAAGTATCGGCCCGCGATGTTCATGCCGCGCTGGGCGTCGCGCATTGGTCTGGAGGTGACCAACGTGCGCATCAAGCGTCTGCACGAGATCACCGCCGAGGACTGCATAGCCGAGGGGCTGCGCACGAACCTGCGCGAGCACGACGCGACGATGCATCTACGCGAGCAGTTCGAGCGCCTATGGCTGAGCACCGGCGGCGATTGGGACGGCAACCCTTGGGTCTGGGTGATCGAGTTCGAGAGGGCTGGACCATGAAGACGCGCCACATCACCGAGCATAGGCAGCCTGCAAAGGGCCCGCGCTTCGCCTGGTCACGGCAGCCGAATGGCGATGCCGGCGCGACCACCTGGTGGCTGTTCCGCCGCCCCAGCACCACACGCCGCGTGCTCCCGCGCTCAGTCACTGTCTCGCATGCATGGTCGCGCGCGCGCATCGCCGCGGCCCTGCGCGCCGCACGGAAAGAACTGCTCGACCACGCCGACGCGATCGACCTCCGAAACCTGGGCGTCACCCCATGACCGACCTGTGCCTGTCCCGAAGCGAGATTGCAGAGCTGACCCGTGCGCGCAAGCGCGCAGACCAGGTTGCCTTCCTGCGTACCAACGGCATCCGGCACTACGTCGACCTGCACGGCTGGCCGGTGGTGCTACGCTCGGTCGTCGAGGACACGGCACCGGCTGCGACGGCAGCGCCGACGTGGAAGCCCAACAAGGCGGCGTGACATGGGCAGGCGACCAAGCAAGGCAGGGGCGATTCCTCATTTCCGGGCCAGAAAGCAGAAGTCCGGCGTCGTGCACTACTACTACGACCACGGCGGCAAGCCGCGGCGCGAGGAGCCCCTAGGCAGCGACTACGGCCTGGCTATCAAGCGCTGGGCCGAGATCGAGCGCGAGAGCGCGCCGCCGGCCGCCGCGGTCCTGACCTTCCGATACGTGCTCGATCGCTACATGGTCGAAGTGGCCGCGCTCAAGGCGCCCCGCACGCTACTGGACAACCAGCACGAGGGCGCAAAGCTGCTCGAGTTCTTCGACGACCCGCCCGGCCCGTTTGAGGCCATCCAGTCGGTCAACGTCCGCCAGTACATGACCTGGCGCACCAAGAGCGGCAAGGGCCAGATCCGCGCCAACCGCGAGAAAGCGTTGCTGTCGCACGTCTGGAACTACGCGCGCGACAAGGGCTATACCGCCCTGCCGAACCCCTGCGCTGGCATCAAGGGGTTCAAGGAATCGGGGCGCGACGTCTACGTGGAGGACGACGCCTACCGCGCGATCTGGAACAAGGCCGACGCCTGCCTGCGCGATGCGATGGACCTGGCCTACCTCACCGGCCAGCGCCCCGACGACGTGCTGCGCATGACCGACATGGACGTGCGCGACGGCGCCCTGCACGTCCGCCAGCGCAAGACCGGAGCGAAGCTGCGCATAGAGGTCGCCGGCGAGCTGCAGGGCGTGCTGGCGCGCATCGCAGAGCGCAAGCGCGGGCACCAGGTGCACAACACGCGGCTGGTCGTCAGCGAGCACGGGCGCAGCCTCACCGTTGCCACGATGTCGCGGCACTGGAAGGCGGCGTGCGTCGAGGCCGGCATCACCGGGCTGCAGTTCCGCGACCTGCGCGCCAAGGCGGGCACTGACAAGGCGGATTCCGCCGGCGATATCCGCCACGCGCAGCGCCAGCTCGGGCATTCGTCGGTGGTGATGACCGAGCACTACACGCGCAAGCGCCGCGGCGAGAAAGTCACGCCGACGAGGTGAATTGCGGAGCGGGCCGGATTTTTGCGGAGCGGCCGATTCGCGACCCCGCTGACTGAAACCCTTGCTGCTATTGGTGCCCGGAGCCGGACTCGAACCGGCATGGCCTTGCGGCCGGCGGATTTTAAGTCCGATGCGTCTACCGATTTCGCCATCCGGGCCAGGACCGCGACTGCGGCAATAGCTTACGACACGCCGCCGCCGGCCAGGAAAGCCGGCCGACCGGGTCGATGCGCGGCCTGCGACGATGGACCGCCCCTGCCGCAGGATCACGAAGCGCTCTACGCGACGCGGCCGCCATCGCAGCGCGCGCCTCCCTACGCCGCGGCTGCGCGCGCAAAAAAAAGCCCCGCTTGCGCGGGGCTTCGGAGTTCCGATAAAGCCGGACCCTGCGTACAGGGTCCGAAATTGGAGGCCGAGGTCGGAATTGAACCGGCGTACGCGGATTTGCAGTCCGCTGCATAACCACTCTGCCACCCGGCCGGTGACTGGTCGCAAGCATACCGCCTGCGGTGACGATTGCCCACGTTACGCATGGGCTGCCGCCGAAAAAACAAAACCCCGCATGCGGGGCTTTGTTCCTGAGGATGACTCCTCGAATTTGGAGCGGGAAACGAGACTCGAACTCGCGACATCTACCTTGGCAAGGTAGTGCTCTACCAACTGAGCTATTCCCGCAGAGGAACCAACATTTTAGGCATGGAAACAAAACTGTCAACACCCAATTTCGTTTTCCTTGCTGCCTCGAACCCGGGCTTCAGCCCCGGTGCACCCAACCACCCGTACCCCGGTGGCGGACGCCGCGATCAGCCCGAGGGGCCCTTCGCGTCTTCGCGCATTATAGGCCATGCCGCGCGCAAATACGCTAGCCCCGACCACAAAGTCAGCAACGCGGCGCCGGCGAGCAGCCATTCGCCGATGCGGAAGATCGGCAGCCCCATAAAGGATTCCTGATACAGCAGGCAGACCAGCGCGACCATCTGCACGATGGTCTTGATCTTGCCGATCGTAGCCACCTTCACCGCCGCGCGCTGGCCGAGTTCGGCCATCCATTCGCGCAGCGCCGAAACCGCGATCTCGCGGCCGACGATCACCGCCGCCCACAGCGTCATCCACACCGTCGGGTGCTTCTGCACGATCAGCAGCAGCGCCACGGCGACCATGAGTTTGTCGGCGACCGGATCGAGGAAGGCGCCGAAGGCCGAGTACAGGTCGTAGCGGCGCGCGATCCAGCCATCCAGCCAATCGGTGATCGAGGCGAAGGCGAAAATGAACGCCGCGGCGAAGTTGGTCCACTGGAACGGCAGGTAGAACACCACCACCAGCACCGGGATCAATACGATCCGCGCCAGGGTCAGCATGGTGGGTATCGTCAACTTCAT